ACGAACGTGGCGAACGTCACGAGACCGCTAGCACCTTGCTCGAGCCGCGCAGCCAGCTGCCCTTGAGCGTCACGGGCTGCGCGTTCGTGAGCGATAGGCCCGCGGCGACGTTGGTGAACACGATGCCGCCGGGGGGGATGGGTAGATCGTCGGGGCCGGGTGCCTGTACGGCGTCGCCGACGCACGCCACGGGCCGGCCGCCGTCGCCGCCGAGAGACACGCTGATCACGTCGTCGGCCGACACGAGGTAGGCGAACGGCGCTCGCGGCGAGCCGCCGGAAAAGCCCAGCTGCACGCGCGTGCCCGTCTTCACGCGCACGACCGCGCCGGGGATGCCGAGGCGGACGGGTACGTTGGTGGCCACGGGCACGAGCGGCGAGTCCGGAAGCACGTCGACCGCGCCGTCGGCGCGCTGCGCGGTCACCTTGCCGGCGTAGAGAGCGAAGAGGCCGAGGCGCGCGAGGCGCACGCTCGCGAGGGCGCGTACGAAGGCCAGGGTGTTACTCAAAGTAGGCCTCCGTACGCACGGCGTCGTCGCCGATGAGGTGCTCGACGTACCCGACCTTTTGACCAAGGAACGTCACGCCGGGTAGCAGCCACGGATCCTCGCAGCTGATCTGCACGTACTGGCGGTCGCCTCGCTCGTCGAGGAGCGTGAACACCGGGGCGTCTACGCCCGAACTCGGGACCGTGGGGAACGTGTCGGTGCCGACCCAGATCGTGCCGTCGGCCTGTACGCGCCACGTGGCGCCGAGCTCGTTCGCGACCTGGTCGACGCCGAACGACGCGGGCCCGGTGAACATCGCCCATCGCGCGAACACCGTGGCCGTGGCCGCGGCGTCGCTCGCCGAGGACAGCGTCTCGCCGACCTGCGCGACGATGTCGCTGAGCACCGACTTGGCGGTCGCCTGTTCCCAGTACTTCTTCTGCACCGTCTTCGGCAGGCCCGCGCCGCCGCCGACGATGCGCGCCTGGAAGACGCCGCGCACGACCGCGGAGTCCACGATCGTGCCCACGAAGGTCACGCCCGTCGACGCCTGCAGCGTGATCTTGCCCGCGAGGAGCTCGGGGGTCATGAGCTCGACGTCGCCCGTCCACACGCCCTGCCTCGGCATCGCGAAGCGAGCCTTGAGAACGGGAACGCCGCCGTCGGTTTGCATGCTACCTGCCGAAGAATCCGCGAGCTCCGCCGGCGGGCACGGGCGGCCTCGAGGCGACGGTCGACGATGGCGGCGGGTTGGCGTAGCTGCCGTCGGCGCGCTGCTGCAGGACGTTCTGCGGCACCTTGCCTGGGTCGCGCGAGCCGATGGTGCGCGTCACGTCCTTCTTCGGCGGGAAGTACTCGTAACAGTCGATCTCGATGACGTAGCCGTCCTTCGTGTATTTCGGTCCCTTGATCTTGTGCGGGAGGATCGACCTCACGCCCCATAGCGCGGCGACGGGATGCTGAATGTCGAGCTTCTGGACGTTGCCGATGTTGCCGCTGGGTCGGAAGTAGAAGGCGATGGCCTGGAAGGCCTCCCATTCTTCCTTCGTCGACAACGTCGTCTTGATCTTCACCTTCGCGGGCGCGGGCCCGTCGTCGGTGATGCTCGCGCCCGGCCGACCCTTCGGCTTGTTCACGTCGAGGCGCTGCTCGGGGTCCACGTCGACCGTAGACACGCCGGGGATCGTGAACTTCTGCCCCTGCTGCGGCGTGAGCACGACGCTGTCCCACGTCTTCGGCTGATCGTCCCAAAAGGGGATTCGTAGCGGCGCCGCAGGGGCCGGGCCCGTCGTCTTCGGAAGCGTGGGACCAGGCATCGCTACATCGCTCCGCTCTGCGCCGCGGCGTCGCGCGCGGCCGCAGCGCCAGCGCCTCGGTTCACGCTCTCGTTGATGGCTTGCCCGACGCCCTCGCCGATCTTCTTCGCGTCGCCCTCCGTCTTCACGGTGACGCCGCCGACCTCGACGTGGATCGACTGCTGGAGCTGTCCCTTTGCCTTGTCATTCAGGACGCTCCACCACGGCGACGACGAGTCCTGAGCGGGCGCGTTGGGCGCGAACTTGACGCCCGACTCCTTGAGCGTCTGCTCGAACATGTTCTTTTGGAACTCGAGGAAGTACTCCCGCTGCCGAGCGATATCGTCCGAGTGCGGAATGATCGTGGCGTTCGTGAACGCATCGACCTTCGAGTTCGAAAGATCTTTGATTTGCTCGTCGTAGCCGCCTCGACGCACGCTGAGCTCGAACTGATCTTTGAGTTGCTGGAGCGTGACGTCGCCCTCTTGCCCCGACCTCTGCATCGCGGCGTGCTTCGACCCAAACCCCTTGGCGACGCTCATTAGATCCGCGTCGCTGCCCGCGTAATCCTCGGCCGTGGGGTTGGTCGAGAAGTAGTCGTGGATCGATTTGATCGCTTTCACGACCTCGCCGAGGACGCTAGCGAGCGTCTTGCCGAAGCTGATGGCGGTCTCGAAGAAGTCCTGGATACCGCTCTTGCCGTTCGGCCCCACCTTGGTCATGTCGGTGAGGATGTTGAACACGCTGGAGAGGATGTCCTGCAGCGCGTGACTCGCCGCCGGCGTCTCGAGCATGCCGCGCACATCCCTCAGGAAGTCGATGACGGGCTGGACGTTCACGCCCTCGAGGAGCTCGTCGAGCGAGACCTTCAGCGCATTGAGGCCACCGCCCACGGTGTTGGCCGTGATGTCCGCCTGCGTGGCGCCGAGGACGCCCGTGCGCTCGACCTTGGAATTGATCGCCTGCAGCGCCGCCTGGATGACGTCGCCCTCGCTCACGATTCCCTGATGCAGCTTCTGCTTCGCCACATCCGTCGTTGTGCCGAACATCTTCCCGAGCTGGGCTTCGATGGCCTCGGGCGCGATGCCCAGGTGCTCTAGACCCATGAGCGCGCCGGTCGAAAGCTTCCCGCCCTTGTCTCGCTGGCGCTCCAGCTTGTCGATGAACTGCTCGATGGTCTTCAGGCCGCCCTTGGGGTCGCCCATGATGTCGCCCAAGGCCATGCCGCCGGAGATGATTCCGCGAATGCTCTCGACCTGAAACCCGACGTTTCGCAGGTGCAGGTACGTCTTCTCCAGGATCTCGGGCGCGATCCCGAGGTCCTTCGCCGCTTCCTTCATCTCTTGGAAGGCCTCGACACCTCGGCCAGTGGCGCGTTCAGCGATGTCGAACGCCGCTCCCATCTGCACGCCCCAGTCGTGCGCGTGGATGGCGTCCGCAAGCAGTTCCTCGCCCACCTCGATGAGATTGCCGATGACGGCACCGACGATGTTGAGGGTGGCGTCGAACGCCATGTTCAGCGCGCCGACTGCGACGCCGGCCTTTACTAGGTCGCCGAGTCCAACCTGCGCCGCCACGTGGTCGACGATGCCACGCACCTGCTTCCAGTTCTCGACGTCCTCTTTCCCCGGCGAGTGCGAGCCGCCGCCGCTCGCGCCGCCGCCACCTCTCATCAGGTAGCTGGCGTCGCTCGGTCCGCCCTTAGCCATGGTGCGGTACGCCTCGAGGACGCCCGCGTGTCCGCCCGCTGCACCCGCGGCCTTCGGCGCGCCGAAGTCCCCGGACTCGAGGTCGATGCCGAATAAATCCTCGATGCCCTTCTTGTCGACCTTGAGCTGCCTCGACTGGCCGGCGACCGTCTTCAGGGTCTCGTTGAGCTTCTTCACCTGCGCGTCGGCGCGGTCGGCTCCGCCCGTGATGGCGTCGATCGACTGCTTGATCTCGTTCGCGGGCCCCGTGAGCTCGTTGACGAGCTCGACTTCCCAGGAAGTACTCTCGTCGGGCATCGCTCAACCCCGCAAAAAACGAGAAAGCGCGACGAGGTCGCCGATCAGCATGGCTCCGACGAACGCGTCGGTGGTCGGCTGACCGTCGGCCGTCGTCGCGCGGTACTGAAACGCGAGGAGAGCGTGCGCGCGCTCGAGCGGGTTGTCCCGCGCGCGCTCGTACGCCCTCAGCCTTTTTTTGCTTCGCGAGTAACCTCGCCGCTGGCGAGCAGATTGAGCTCGGCCGTCACCTTGCGCGGCAGCGCCGGCATCTCCTCGAGGATGGCGTCGAGTCTCGCCTGGTCGGGGTAGACCACGACGTCGCGGAACGCCTGCTCTTGCGCGTTCGCGAGCTCGCGCGCGCTCTCCGCGATCGTGGTCACGAACGAGCGGTACTCCGCGGCGCGCCACGGTCGAAAGATGACCACGCGACCGTTCGGGAGCTTCAGCAGGAAGTGAAGTCGGTCGCCGTGCTTGGCGACGAGCTGTCGCCACACGGCCATCGCCACGCCGGACGCATGAAACTCGGGCTCGCCACCCTGTTCGGGGATGGCCTGGATGTCCGGGTTCGGAGGCAGTGGGCGGAGCTGGGGGTGCGTGGGCTGGGGCGGATAGTCGTGCATGGCGGGCGGTTCCTCTCAGGCGCCCATGTGCGGGCGCGGTGACTCAGTAGCCGGACTGGCTCCCCGGCGTGCCGGGGCCGGGCTGGAAGTCGGCGACGGGCACGTTGCCGCCGGGCACGATGCCCATGATGTTGAGGCCGAGGGTCACGACGGCGGGGTCCGTGCTCTTGTCGTTTCCGTTCTTGAAGTCCTCGTCCTCGATCATGCAGCCGATGATCTTGTCGGTGAAGATCGGGTCGCCCGGGTTCTCTCTCCACTCGACTTGGATGTCGAAGGGCTTGAAGAAGTACCCGCTGTTCGGCGTAGGGTTGTTCGCGAGGTAGGCGACGAGGCGGTTGTACTCGACGCGCACGAGCGTGACGTTCGTGCTGCCATCGAGCTTGCCGCGCGTGCGTCCCTGCTTCTGGACGCTCGCGCCGTAGCTCGAGCCCATCTTCGCGCTCTGCTTGTAGTTGCACTCCGTGAATCGCGTGATGACCAGCGACCCGACGCGAAGGCGAATGCTCGCGAACGAGAAGAGGAAGCCGTTGATGAGCGGCGTTTGGTCCTGGATGATGGCCATGGGCTCCCTCGGCGATGAGTCGTTGTGGCCGTCGCGGGCGGACGCGGCCGAGGTTCAGGAGTCGAGGCGCGCGGTCAGACCTGCGGCGCCGGAATCGGAATGTTGAACGCGAAGCCGATGTCGACCGTGATGGCCTTGATGTAGCCCTTGGGTCGCACCCGGACGCTCGCTCGCAGGTTCTGCGTGGACAGCAGGTTGTCCGTGCGGTTGATCTTCGCGCCCGCGGCGCTCACCTGGCGCGTGGCCACGAGGCGCTCCGTGAGCTTCGAGGCGATGAGCCCCTCGATGGCCTGCGCCTGGCCCTCTTCGATCGTGCCGTCGGCGTTGACGAGCAAGTCGTCGTTCACGCTCTGGCGCAGCTGCGCGAGGGTGATGCGGCAGGCCTCGTCGATGACCTGGCCGTGCTGCAGGTACTTGTAGTCGCTGCCCGTGTTGGACAGCAGCGGCATCTCCGTGATGAAGAAGCCGACGATCTTCGTGCCCGTCGTGACGCTGCCGCCGACGAACGTGCGCAGCGTGCCGATGCGGTGAGCGTCGAGCGCGGGCGTCTTCGCTTCGTCGCGCCCGATCGACACCACGCTCGGGGGCAGCGCGCCGCGCGCGACGCGGCCGGGGTCCTCGCCCAGCGGCTTGTTCTGCAGGCGGCTGAGCGCCGTCCACGCTGAGTGCCGCTTGTTCACTCGGCCGGTAATCGCGCTCGCCTGCTGCACGCTGCCCGCCATGGGCGCGACGTGCGGGGCGACGACGGCGTCGATGGCGGTGATGATCGCGGCATCGGCGCCGTTCGGTTGCTCGCTCGCGATGGGATCCGGGAGCTCGACGATGAAGCGCGGATAGTGGTACAGGCCGTTCGCTGCCGCGGCCGCGGTCTCGACGACGGCGATGATTGCCGCTGCCGCCGCTTGGCGCGCGCTGTCCGAAACGCCGCCGGCTTGGCCGACGATGTGACAGATCGAGTAGTCGCCGGGGTCGGCGTTGAGCGCCGACAGCGCGGTCGTGAGGTCCGTGGTGTTGAACATCGGCGCCGTCGACGTCCAGCCGTACACGTCGGCCGCGACGTAGGTGCCCGCGGTCCACGTGATGGTCAGGCCCGTGCCGGTGATGACGTACGTGGCGGCCGTGGCGATGACGGGCGACCACGTGTTGCCGTTGTCCAGCGAGTACTGGAAGGTGGACGTGCCCACGGCGCCGCCGGCGACGATGAGGAGCAGGCCCTCGAAGAGGTCGTTCGGCGTGCCGGCGATGGTCGGCATGGGCGGCGTGTTGCTGCCCGAGACCTGCGCGATGGTGCCCGCGGTGCCCGCGACGCTCGCGGCCGTAGGGATGACGTCGACGGGGCCGCCCTGCTCGACGAGGACGAGCGCCGCGGCCTCGACAGCGGGGCCGCCGACGAGCGTGGACACGAGCGTCGTCTTGTCGTTGAACGAGTAGCGGGTGTAAACCGTGCCGGCGGTGCACACGCCGACCTTGACCTGGCCCGCGCTATTGGTGTTGGCCGAGAGGCCGAGCGCGCGGTCGACGATCGACATCGAGACGTCGGGGAGAACCGTCATGGCAGCTCCGTTGGAGAGGACGGAGCGCGGCCGGGGCGGACGGCACGCGCGGGGAGGTTGTCAGGGGGGGTGAGGAGGCGTCAGCCGAGGCGGATGTTGCTGACGCCAGCAATCGCGGCGTCGAACTCGGCCTCGGTGAGCGTGGGAGGCGGGTGGCCTGGGTCGGTCGGCCATCCGGCGAGATGGTGCGCGCCCGCGAAGAGGTGCGCGGCCGTGCCCTTCTTCTTCGCCCACCACGCTGGCGAGTTGTCGGGGTGCGGCGCGGCGACGGGGCGGCCCTTCTTGTCGACGCTGCGCGGGTGCGAGCCTCGGGCATCGGCTTCCTTGGCGAAGGCGGCGACCTCGTCGAGGACGCTCTTCTTTGCCGTGGTGTCGGGCGTGGGCGAGGCCTTGGCGGGGGTGCTCGCGGGCGTGGCGGTCGTCGCGGCGGCGGGGGTCGTCGGCGTGGTCTCGGGCATGGCGTCTCCGCTACTCGTTGTCGGCGTCGAGTTCGCCGTCGCCCGGCGTGTCGGTGACGGGCTCGAGATTCGCCTGGTTGATGCGCGCGTACGTGCCTCGCAGCTGCGTGGGCGTGCCCGTCAGCGGCAGCACCATGCGAGGCACCATCACGTCGACGTCGAAGGTCTGAACGATGACGTAACCGCCGTCATCGGTGTTGGGCTCGATGTCCCGCTCGCCCACGGGGATGATCATCCCGTTCCCCTGCTCGCGAATCGCGGTCAGGAGCGCCGCCTGCATCAGCTCTGCCTCTTCGTACGTCCCGCCCCAGCAATGCACCTCGCAGCGGATGTGCCTCGTGCCGATGGGTTGCGGGTCGGCGCCGGGCGCAAGCGGCGGGTCGGTGGGGCCACCGAGCGTGACCCAAACCCAGCGGGGCGACGGGACCTGCGCCGATAGCTGATTCGCGCCCTGCAGCCACGTACCAAAGCCCGCGAGCTGCGTGTGGATGTCGTCGATGACCGTTTGCAGCCCGAAACCCAAGGCTCACCCGCCCTTCACCAGGCGTCGCAGCACGAGGATCATCGCCTTGCGCACGGGCTCCGCCCATGTGCCCATATCGTTACCCCGCGGCACCATCGGACGCGCGGGTATGGCACCCACGCGCTTGCCTGCGCGCGTGTTGCGTCCCTGCGTTCCGTACTGGTGGAAGCGCGTGTAGGGCGTGCGGTTGAAGAGGCGGAAGCCGCGCGCGGTGACCTGCTTGTCCCACGCAGATTGCATGCGCCGCGTGTCTCGCAGCGGCTGGCCCTGCCGGTACTTGAGCGGCCGCCACGGGTTGCCGTAGGGGTCGCGCGAGGCTCGAAAGCCGAGGTTCAGCTGCGTCAGGCTCTCGTTCGCCGCCGCGTTCGCGATCTGCTGGAGCGCGTCGCCCTTCGTCAGGTCGCCGAGGCGCTTCGACAGCTCGCGGAGCTCCTTGAAGCTGCCGCCGATGCTCAATCGTCCTCCGAGGGGAAGCCGGTCTCGCCGTGCCCCGGCGCCGTGTTACCCGTCGCGCACCTGGGCGGCCGCGTGTCGGCGTCGAGGTCGGCGTCGAAGGACTGCACGGTGCGGGAGTCGATGATGCCCTGGGGGTGCACGCGGTCGTTCGCCACGTCCTCGGCCCACTTGCGCGCCGCGTCCGCGCGTTTCCAGATCACCTTGTTGCCGTCGCCCTCGAGCGAGAGACCCTGTTGGGTGACAAGGATCTCGTCGGCGAGGAAGCACGTGTAGGTGATGAGCTGCGGCGGGTACGGCGCAACGATCGGGCAGACGAACTGCGACGCCAGCGCGTCTTCCAGCATGGTGGACGCCGCGATGAGCGCCGCCGTGCGCTTCGGGTCCGTGATGTTGCGGTAGCCCGTGCCGACGAGTCCGTACGTCGCGTAGTCGGTCAGCGACGCGTACTGCGGCGGCGTGTAGGCCATGCGTCAGCCCTTGGGCTTTGCGACCGCCATGGCCGCGGCCTTGTTCCGCGCGGCCTGACGCGTATGCGATTCGCGGTCGGCGTCGCTCTCGTCGTCGTCGCTGCCCTCGTCCTCCCAGTCGCCCGCGCGGTCCGCGGGGTGCACGGGGGCCGTGGGCTCGACGCTCGACGTCTGGAGGCCGAACTTGCGCTCGAGGATGGCCTGGAAGCCCTCTTTGCCGACGCGCAGTCGGCCGTCCGCGCCCTTCACGACCGTGAGGCCCTTGATGTCCCGGTCCTTCACCACGGGCGTCCACACGGGTTCCCAGTGGTGCGGCTTGCCGTCGGGGCCGGCGAGGAAGTTGTGGCCGTGCGCGGGGCCAGCCTTCACGTAGAAGACGGCGCCGCCGCTCGCGTTGGCGGTCGGAGCGGCGGGCTTGGTCTCGCTGGGCTTGGCGGCGGGCTCGGTCATGATTCGCTTCCTTGAGTTGAGCCGCCCTCTTCGGGATCCTAGCCTCCACGCTGGGAGGCTGGGCGGCGACGAGGCCGGACCTTGGGCGCTGATCAGGCGCTTGCTTCCGGAGCCGTGTTGGCTATCCGAAGATCAGCCCGACGCGCGGAGCGCGAGGAACCAGAGCGAGAAGCCGGCGTTCCGGCGGTTGTCGATGCCGAAGTCGAAGCGGTTCTCGCGGAACACGTTCTCGTCCGTGAGCGCCGTCTTCGGCACGAACACGTCGGCCTTGCGGTCCTGGAAAATGAACGGCTTGATCGGCTTCGAGGTGCAGGCGAGGCCCCACACGAGGTCGAGCGCGCCGCCCGAGAGCTCGGGGATCATCAGGACCTTGGCCTGGCCCTTCGTGATGTTGGTCACGCCCGCGGCCGCGACGTTGTTGCCGCCCTGCTGCAGCGCCTCGAGGATGGTGTCGGCCTCGAGGATCTTGCGCGCCACGGGCTCGAGCGCGGGACCGCACCAGAGGACGTTCGGGACGACCTTGAGCGGCCGACCTCCCTCGTCGCAGTAGCCGAGCATCTTCGCGCGCATCGCCTGGAAGTTCGCCTGCGTGAGAGGCGTGCCCGTGAAGTAGTTCGACTGCGTGTTCGCGCCCGAGAGGTTCGTCACCGACGCATCGCGCAGGTTCACGGGGTGCGCGGTGTCGAAGAAGCCCTGGCCGTCGTACGAGGCGTACGAGTGGCCGTTGATGAGCAGGTCGGCGATGAGCTCGTCGGGGTGCTTCTTCGCCGAGTCCCCCATGTCCTTGAACTTGTATTCGTAGATCCCGAGCGAATCGTCCTCGATGTGCTCGCGGTCGACGCCCACGGTGAGCTCGAACTTGCGGTTCGTCAGGCTGTACGAGTAGGCCTGCAGCCCCTGGATGGTGCGCGGCCCGAGCCACTCACGCATCTTGGGCAGGTCGGCCATCCACCCGTAGTCGTTTTGCTTGCTCGACGACGGGACACGCATGGCGAGCTGCTCCCACCACGTGTCGGCGATCTCGTACCCCTGCTTGAAGAAGCCGTAGAACGAGGTTTGAAGCTGGAGAATGCGGCTCGGCGTGACGTCCATGGTCGTGCTCCTCGTGCGGAGCGCGCGGGCGGACGCGCTTCGCCATGGCGGCGGTGTTGGGCATCGCGTTCGCGCGACGCGTGGATGTGAGAGGCGGTGTCGCGCGCTTGGGCGCGCGGTGGCGGGTCAGGCGACGACGAGCGCGCCCTGCGGAACCACGACGCCGGTGCCGGCTTTCGTGATGCTGAAGGTGATCGCATCGCCAGCGGCGAGCGTGGTGGCGCCGGCCACTCCGCTGAGCGGGATAGCCACGGGCGTCCAGGCGACCATGTTGGCGGTCGTGGTGAGCGCGGCGATGGCGACAGCTGCGCCGCCCGCGGTGCGCTTGAACACCGTGATGGTCGCGTTGTTGTTCGGGTCACCGGTGAGCGCTGCGGCCGGGACGAACTCGACGCGCTGGACGGTGACCGGATCCTGCGCGTACCCGATCGCGGTCTCCGCCGTGGCGGTCGCCGCGGCGCCGTCGGCGGCCGTCTTAGGGAACGAGGCGATCATGGCGTCGATCGCCGCGTTCGCCTGGCGCTGGCCCTTGTAGACCCGCACCCAGACGAAGCTCGAGTCGACATCCACGATGCGTCCGGCGAAGCTGCGCGCGCCCTGATTGCTCGTCAGCGCGACGGTCTGGTCATCGACCATCCAGCAGTCCTGACCTACGTTCGCGATCGTGATGGCGTCCGCGCCGCCCGAGTTCACGAACGGCCAGATGCCGGGGATGATCTTCCCCACGTTCATCGCGCCGTCGGCGCCCGTCGAGTTGTCGTAGGACTCGCTGAAGAGGCCGATGGCGACGAGGCCCGCGGCGGCCGTTGCGGGCTTCACGAAGCCGTTGGCGTCCTGTACGGCCATCCCGCCGGCGTACCCCTTCGTGCTGCCCTTCGCGGGGCCGTACTGCGGGATCTGACGGATGATGTCGTCGCGGCCCTTGACGAGGCGTTCGGTGGCGAGTGCGGTCATGGTCGTTCTCCGGGCCGCTCAGCGCGTGGCGGCGGTCGAGTGACTTGGGTGTCGGGCGGGCGGAGGGCTGGTCAGCCAGCGGCGAGGCGCGCGCCCGGCGCGGCCTTCACGGGGAGGTTCAGCGCGACGATGTCGCCGTCGTTGAGGCCCGCGGCCTTCATCTGCAGCGGCGTGAGCGACGCGGGGATGCCGCGCGGGAACTTCTTCACGAGCTTGCGGTTCGCCACGTAGGACTCGGGCGTCACACCGAGCTTCTCGATGGTCTCGAGCTCCTCGGCGCTGAGGTCGGTGTCGTTCACTGTGCCTCCCTGCGTGGCACCCGCGGCCACGGTGCCGCCGCCGTCCTGCGGCTTCAGCTGCTGGCGCGGCTCCGGGAGGACGAGCGGCGGGCGCGTCGCGAGGTAGTTGTCGAACGCCTTGTCGCTCTCCATACCGAGCGAGATCGCGAAGTCGCGCTCGGCCGGCGCGATCTTCTTGTCGGCGATGAGCTTGTCGACGCGGCCGGTGAGCGTCTGCTTCTTCGCCTCGGCCTTCGACGCCGCGAGGTCGGTCGAGAGCTGCTGGATCTTGGTGCCCGACGTCGCTGCGTCGTTCTTCCAGACCTTCACCTGCGCGACGGCGTCGCGGGGCTCGTCGATGCCCGTGAGCTCGACGATGTCCTCCATCGTGCGCCCTAGCGCCTGAATGGCCGCGAGCACCTCGGCCTCGCTCGCCGTCTCCGAAAGCCCCAGCGCCGCCAGAATGAGCTTGTTCATCGTGTCTCTCCGTCGTCTGTCGGCGCTCGGGCGGGCGCGCGCGTCACTTGGTGGGCCGGTGGAATCGGCCGGTTGGCTTGTGACGAGGGTGCTTGTCCGTCGCGAACTTCTTCCGCGGCGGCGTTGCCGTCGTCTTCGTCGCGTTCTCGTCCCACGGCGGGGACATGCCGAAGAGCGCGAACTCCTTGGCGAGGTGGGTGCGTACGGACTCGAAGTCGGCCTCGGGCACCACGGCGTTGCCCGCCACGACCTGGCGGCCAGCCTCGATGAGCGCAGGCCTGGACACCACGAGCTCGCCGGCGATGGCGTCGTGGTGGAGGAGCCGGTAGTCGCCGAGGTTCTCCGGCGAGCGCGGGTCGTACCAGGCAAACGCCTTGCGATATAGCTCGAGGTCGAGCGTGCCGGGTTGCCCCGAGCCGTCGCGCGAGGCCCACGAGCGCACGCGCCGGAGGTTCTCCGCCGCGTCGTAGACGAGGAACGGGTCGTACGTCGGCGTGGCCTCGAAGCTCACCGTGCCGCTCGGGGCGTTCGGGGCATCGGTCTGCGCGCCCTGCTGGTCATCGGCGAGGAGCAGTCCGCCGGCGAGCGGCACGAGCGGCTGCGCGTTGCACGTCGCCGGCGTCGAGGTCAGTGCGACGTTCAGGATCTCGGTGACGACGCCCTCTTCGTGCATGAAGAGCGGGCTGACGTACCGGACTTCCTTCGCGAGGATGCGCTGGCGCGCGAGGTCCGTGTACCGGACGTCGACGGCATGCAGCTCGTCGTTCGCCACCGCGAGCCGGAACCACCCCGCGGCCATCTTCTGATGCCCGGGGATGAACGGGTTGAGGATGTCGTGCTCGTAGTCGAACGAGTAGTCGTTTCCCCAGTCGGCCGCCGACGCCATGACGCGCTTGACGCTCTCGCCGTCGAAGGTGAAGTCGCCCTTCTTCGTGCGGTTCGTTCCCGCGCGAAAGAGTCGGATGTCGGTCGGCAGCTGGTCGCCGATGAGCCCGGACAGCAGGTCGATGGCCAGCGCCGCGCGTTCGGGTTTCGCCATCGATGCGGCCTCAATCTTTAGTGAGCCGTTGGCACACCCAAACGTGTACGGACGCGCCTGGAGGCGTATGCGCTGGTACCGATTCGCGTCGCGGCCGCGCTCAGTTCACTTGAAGATCAGCGCGCGCACCGCGCAGTCCTTCGCCTCGAGGAGCTTGCGCAGGCAGACCGTGCGCTCGGGGTTCGAGGGCACCGTCGCGCAGATGGCCTGCGCGAGCTCGCAGAACGGTTTGCTCACCGCCTGTAGCTTCTAGGGCAGGTGCTCGAAGGCGAAGAACTGAAGCATTCGATCCGGCGGCGCGGCCGGGCGGTCTTCGGGCTTGATGGGAGTCGGGTCGGTCATGTCTGTTCCTCCGCGTGCTTCACGCGCTCGTATTGCGACCACAAGTCCGGCGGGTAGTCGCCGCGGTCGGGCTGCCAGTCACGTACGCCCGGCGGCGCGCCGAAGCCGTCGGCCGGCTGCACGCTCGTGGGGTTCGGCGTCACGCCCATCGAATGCGCTTGCTCCTCGGTGAGCGAGATGGTGGAGCACCTGCACGCGAAGTGCATCGGCGGCACGTGCGTGTGCCACCACGGATGCGAGAGCGGCAGGATGGTGCCGTCGGCCGCGCCGCAGATGGGACACGTGCGCTCGTCCTGCGTGGCGTCGAAGAGCGCGTACGGCCGGTCGTCGGCGACGTCCTGCTGCTCGAGCCAGCGGCCGGCGTTGTACGCGCTCTGCAGGTTCGTGCGGAAGATGGTCTCGAGGCGCCACGCGGGGTCGGCGACGGTGCCGTCCCACGCGTCCTCGAGCTGGTCGGCGATGCGCGCCTTGAAGTCTTCGAGCGTCTCGCCGCGCTGCATGGCGTGCTTGAGCGACTCGAGAACGTCGGCCACGAGGTCGAGGTCGGCCACGCCCGACACCGTAAAAGCCTTCTCGCGAGCCGCGGCGTCGAGCTCGTCCCACTCGGCGCTCGCGATCGGCAGCTTGCCGCGGAACCACGCGATCGACCGCTCGGGCTTCGCGGGGTCGAACTCGGGGATCTCGAGCTGTTCCACGCTCAGATCACCAGAAGACGGAGATCCACTGCGCGGCCGTGGTCAGGCCGCCGCCGGTCACCAGGATCTTCACGGCCTGGTAGGGAATCGGCTCGCCGATCTGCGCGGCCTTGAACGGCACGATGACGCCGTTCGACAGCTGGAGGACGATGTCGCCGGCGATGCCCACGCGCAGGCCTCGGCACGGCGCGCCCCCCTCGGCCACGAGGTCGACGTCCTGCGCGAGCGGCACGCCCTGCGCGTACGTGACGCCGTAGGGCGACGAGTGCAGCGCGTCGGGGTTGTTCAGGCCAGCGGGAGCGGTCATGACGGGTTCTCCTGTCGCACGGTTGCGCGCCCGGCGAGGGTCGCGAGCATGAGCGTGGTGTGCACCAGCTCGGCCATCGTCTTGGGGTTCATGCGCGCGTGAGCGCGGAGGAGGCGCGCGCGCATGTCCTCGGGCGAGGTCGCGAGCTGCACGGCGGCAAGCACGGCGTCGAGGTCATCGCGCTGCGTCTTCGCCGCGGCCGACTGCCCCTTGGCGACGAGCTCGTCGACGTAGCGCTGGCCCTCGTCGGCGAGGGCTCCGAGCGCGCCGAGCGCGGCGCGCACCCGGGGCTTGGGCGGCGTCGGTTCCTTCCCCGCATCATCCTCGCCGTCCTTCGGTGGCGACTCTCCACCCTTGCCCGCGCCGGGTTTCGGCGGCGGCGGCCGACCAGGTGCCGAGCCAGGGGGCAGCATCCCGGGTGGCATCGGCGGCGGCTCGGGCTTCTCCGGCAGCTCCTCGGGGTCGCACCCCTCGGGCAAGATGCCCGCTTCCTGCAAGATCATCCGCGACTCGACCTCGCTGATGATGCCGGCCTGAACGAGCGGAGGCAGTCCCACGCCGTACTGCGCGCACGTGTCGGCCTTGAGCTTCTGATCTTCCGGCGGCTTGACGCTAAACAAGAACTCGGGGAGCTCGTCGTCGGTGAATCCCGCGATGTTGATGATGCAGTACTCGCGGATGACCTGACGGACGACGTCGCGCGCGAACGGGTGGATGGTGCCGCCGATGACATCGAGGCGGACGTTGTTGTGCGCCTGCGCGGCCGCGTTGCTGCCCTTGCTCCCGATCTCGGTCGTGAGGTTCTGCCCGAGGAGGACGATGGCAATCGAGGTGCTGACGGCCTCGATGAAGCGCTGGAACGACTCCCACGAGGTGTCCTTCGGCTCGACGAACGACAGGACGACGCTCTCGCCCTTGCTGTTCTTCGGCATGCGGAGCGTCGACTCCGCACCCAGGCGCCTGACCTTGTCGTAGAAGGACTTCTTCTTCCCGGCGTCGAGGTTCGGCGGCTCCGTGATCGTGAGGATCGGAACGCCGTGCTTCTCGCAGAAGCGCAGCCAGTCCTGGTAGGAGAACTGGCGGAAGATGAAGAGCAGGCCGAGCGCGCGGATGCTGCCGCCGAGCCACGAGCGCTCGCCGTTCGGGAAGTGGCAAAACCACGCCGTCGGGTCCTCTTGGACGCGAACGGGACCCGTCGTCGTCGACGCGTACAGCCCCTGCTGGTAGACCCACCACGCGTGCTGGAGCTCCCACGGCTCGAGCACGGGAAGCCACTCGCCGTTGACGAGCGTCCAACGCTTCTGGGCGAGTGAGAAGCCCATGAGCGCGGTCTGTTCGAGGATGCGCGAGAACACCTCGTCGGGGCAGATCGTCTTCCACGCTTCGCGCACGCGGTCGGCGACCATCTGCGCGCGCTTCGAGTCGCGCGCGGTCGACGACGCCTTGACCTCGAAGGGCAGGCCCTTGATCGAGTTGAGGAGCGCCTGCAGGCACCCTGCGATGCGGTCGTCGCGCCGGAGCGCCGTGGCGAGCTTCGCGCTCGCCGTGAACATGCCCTCCTCGTGCTCGTCGAGCGCGGTGCGGACGCGCGGGATGGTCCACGAGCTCGTCTGCTCGACGGGCAGCGTGCGGTAGATGACGAGCGTGGGCGGGCTCGCCGTCTTGCCCTTCTTCTGGATGCGGCCGACGATGGCGCCGGGGCTCGGCGCGAGGTCGCGCTCGGGCGTGGCCTTGCCGGGCTTGGGCGGCGGCGTGGCGAGCGACGCGCGGCGCGCGCGCGAATGCGTCTTCGCCAGCTTCTTCTTCATCTGCGCGGACTCAACTTTCGCCAGTTGACGATGGCGACCTCGAGAAACGTGAGCACGCAGACGAGGTAGACGAGCGTCCACCACGGGTGCTCGCTCACGTAGTCGAACAACGTCACGCTGCGCGGCTCCTCATCGACTCGAGGCATCCCTCGAGCACCTTGCGCTCGACGTCGACGCCGAACTTTTTCGCCGCCGCGTCGTCATGCATCGACAGCTCGAGCTGCTTGCCGTTGCGTGTGTACGACGCGCGCACGATGCCGTCGGCGCGTTCGATCTTGAAGCCCGGCGCGAGCTTCTTGCACGCGGCTAGTAGTTGCTGCTTCGTCATCAACCACGTCCTTTCGGGAGCCAGTCGTCGAAGTCGTCGCCTTCGTCGGTCTCGACCTCGAGCGGCGCGAGGTGTGCGTGCGCGCCGCTGAGCGTGTCCACGCAGTCGTCGTGGTCGCCGTCGGGGAAGGCCTCGAGCTCGTGGAAGAACGCGCTGATGTCCCACGACGGGTCTCGCACGATGTACCAGCGCCCCTTTTCGACCTGCGGCGACGCCGCGCTCGCGCGCGTGATCTTGTCGCCCGTGGGCTTCAAAAAGTGCACCGGCCAGCCGTCGACGAGCTCGGCGAGTTGGTAAGCCTCGGCCTCGCCGGCGGCCGCCGGGTCCTGCTCGAAGACGATGTGCACGCCCTTGCCGTCGGCTTCGGCGGTCGCCCGGATGCGGCGCTGTACCTCGGGCGGTGCGCCGCGAAACCGCACCATGTCCGCGATGACGTACACGGCCTCGCCGCTGGCGAGCAGGAACTTGCCGACCTTCAACCCCACAGTCCAATCGGGGTCCTGGCTCTTGCCGCCCTTCGACTTCGGCACGGCGGCGGCACGGTCCCAGTAGCGGATCCAGAGGACGCGTCGCGGGAGAGCGTCGCGGCTGATCCAACGGAACCACTCGCGCTTGAAGAGCAGGCCCGCAGCGACGCGGATAAGCCAGTTGCCCTTCAGCTGTTGCTCACGACGAACGACGTCTAGCTCGAGCAGGTTAGAGACGTAGCCAGGATCGCCGCGCAAGAGCGCGGGGTTGTCCTTCAGGAGCGCGGGGATGAACTGTCGCGAGCGGGCGCGGACCTCCTGGCGCTCAACATCGTCAGGATCCTCGTCGGCGTAAGCGTCACGCTGCGCCGCCTCCGCAGCGCTGACCACGACGTCCTGTTCGCCAACACGCAGCACCCAGATGATGGCGTTCGGAGGCACCGGTGGCACGCGCTGTCCGTCGAAGCGCGGCTTGAGCCCCGGCCAGTTGCACTCGGGATTGAGCCATGGGCCCCAGCGTTCGAACACCCACTCGTGCCCGTCCCCGCCAGGGTTGCTCGTTGCGCGCACGAACCGCGGAAGGCTCGACTTCGGCGATCGCACCCGACCCTTGATGAACAGGTACTGAGACCGAAGGAAGTGAGTGAGCTCGTCGAAGCCCTCGTACTGGAATTGCCGCCCCTGGTAGTTCTCTGCGTCTTTCTCGAGCGCGCAGTGGGCGAACTGGAACTCGGCGCCCGACGAGAATTTCCACACGCATCCGTCGCCGTCCTGCACCTCTCGCGCGCCGGGGTCGGCGAGCTTGTACCAGACGCGCGCCTCGGCCTTGAGGTCGCGCAACTGCTTGGCCTCTCGGCGAAAGAGGATGGCGCGAAACTCTGGATCGTGGTGCCACTGGAGCGGCGCCACGACGAGCGAGGAGCTCTTGCCACCGCCGGCGGCGCCGCCGTACAGCACCTCTTGCGCGTTCGAGTGGACGAAGAGCTCTTGCGGGCCGGCGTGCGCCTCCCACCACTTGTGCCCCTCGCGGCACGTGCGCGGGTAGCGGAGTCGACCCTTGGAGTCGAGGAGCTCGTCGGCGCCGCACCCCTCATAGGGGCAGACGAGCACGGGCTACTCGCCAGGCTTCGGCTCCGAAGCCTCGACGATGCCCTCGACTTCGACCTCGACGCCGATGTGCTCGATGGTCGCCGTCGTCGGACCGCCGTCGTTGGACACTCGCCACGTGATCGACGAGATCATTGTGAGCGGCACGGGTTCTTCGCTGCCGTCATCAGACACGAGCGTGACCTCGCAGTCCTCGAGGCTGGGCAGGATGCCGTTGATGTTCGGAATGCCGTCCGCTCGCGGCGGCAGCTTGGGCGCGCGGCAGACGATGCGGACGTGTCTCATGGATCCTTCCGTTCCGGCTCCGCGAACGGGTCGCCCTGCGGCTCGCCGAGGGGCTCACCTACGGGTTCACCCTGCGGCACGTTGACGACGGGCTCGGGCTCGTAGACGTCCTGCTGCACGTCCCGGCGGAACACGACGCCGCCGCGCGGGCCGCTGACCTCGAGCGGGCCGCCGCCCTTGCCCGTGAGCTCTCGCCCTTCGCTAAGCGTGCCGAACATCTTCCCGCGGTGCTGCATGAGCTTCACCACGGCCTCGGCGGCGCGCACGTCGGGCTCCTCCATCATGTTGTACGGACCCTCGGCGCCGGGCTTCTCCACGGTGCGCTTTCGCACCATCGGCAGGAGCTTCTTCTGCAGCTTGAAGCTCAGCTCGAGATCCATCTTCCGCACTTCTTCGGCGGTCGGAAGCACGATGCGGTCGAGCGCGCGCTTCAGGACCTTGTGCGCGGTCGACCGGAACTTCCAACCCATCTTCTCGGCGATCTCGTCGCCGGTGAGGCCCTTCAGATGGTACTCGAGGACGCGTCGCTCGGTGATGCGAGCCTGGACGGTGCGCGCAGCGTTCTTCGCGCGGCGCGCGCGACGCTCCTCGGCGGTCTCCGGCGGACGCGGAGGGTACGGCGGACCCTGGTCCTGAGTTGCACCGCCGGGGGGCGGCGCCTTCTTCCCCACGGCCCTTACCCGTTCGGGTCCGGGTCGGCCTGGTTGAGGGCCGCCTGCATGGTGGCGATCGTCTGCCGGAGCGCGGCGTGCGCGTCGCTCTTCGCGCCCGCGTCCTGCGCGGCCTTCGCCGAGCTCTGCTCCGCCTGCGCCTTGGCAGCGGCGTACGCCGTCTGCGCGGTCTCCACGGCCTGGGCGAGGTCCGCGAGCGTGGGGGGAGGAGGTGGAGGCGGGGGCGGGCTCGGCGGCGGGTCAGGGGCCGGTGCGGGCGTGGGCGTGGGGTCGGTCATCGGAGTACTCCATGGGCGACGGGGTTGATGCTGGACGTCGGCTCGCGGGGCGGGTCGACGACGGTGAGCGTGGAGGCGACGGGGCGGCCGCGGCACGTCGGGCACGCGCTGGCGACGACCTCGTCGGGTTCGTGCGGGCCGATGCACCGGCACTGCGCGAGGACGGTGCCGCACGAGCACACGGTCCGGCCGTGGTGAGGCTTCGGACTGACCATCTGGACCTCTTGGCGCCGGGAGGCGCCCGGGGCAGGGTGAGGGGATGCCCGAGGACGATTACTTCGCGCGCGAACTCGACGCGGGCGCGGTGTGTCGCGACTGCGGCGCGCCGCTCGATTGCTGGCTAGACGAGCTTCGGGGCGGCAACGTCGAGGGCGAGGCGCTGGCGAGCGACCGCGGCGGCCTCGAGGCTCGTGTCTCGAAGCCCGGCGCGTGCTCAGCCTGCGGAGGCGGCAGGTTCGCCGTGCGGATCGACTTGCTCTGACGTGCCGTTGAGCTTGTTCATCGCGGTGCGCAACACGCCCGGGTCGGTGACGAGTTCGAGTCCGTCCCACTTCGCGACGCCAAGTGCTCGCATCGCGAGGACGCGAACCGTGAGCGCCTTCACGCTCTCCTTCGCGCAGTCACTGCAATGCGCCTGGTACTGCCCACGCTTCTGGTGATCACACATCGTTGTTGCCTCCGGGCGGTGAAACAGGGGCCACGTCCCGCGCGCCACCGCCCGATGGCTACACGTCGCGTGGCCCCCGATCCGTTCGCCGTGCACTTGCGCCGAAATTCATACGGACGCGTTTGGATGCGTACGGACACGTGCCTTCTATGGCTGGCGACGTTGTGCGCCGATTATGGCCGGTCGCCCTCGAGGGGGTTTGTGCTCGTTGCAATACGGTTTGGTAGCTATGCCCTTTTTCATCCTGTACCGAAATTCACTGCTCCTCAGTGAACTCAGTGGCACGCCACACGTTTCGCATAGCTCGCGCGGCCTGGAGGTTCGCAGTCTCAGCTCTGCTCTGCATGCAGCAGATCCGCAACTAGTAAATCCTCCCCTTCTCGCCGCCTGACGAGCGGTGCATGCCAATAACCCGGTTAGTGGGACTCGGCACACCGCGCAGAGGTAGATCCTTGGATCAGTTGATTTACTTCGGCGTCTGGCGGCAGCAATTTTCGCGCACCGACGGCACACGACCGGCTGCCCACGCTCGACAGCTCGTCTCGTCGCTCGCGCCGATACCGCCGCCCCACACGCGCAGTACCCGAAGTTCGCGCCCACCACGCGCCGCTGCTCTTCCGCCAATCGAAGCGCCAGGGCATCAGTCGACATCTCCGCCAGATCGGCGACGTCCACGTTCACGGTCTCAAGCAGCTCCCGGCGCATCTACTCCTCCTCGGGCGGCTCATGACGAACCGCGGACTCGAACCCCGCGAGCGTCAGGATCGACTCCCACAAGTCGGGGTCGGTCCGGCGCAAGACGTTGAGTCGGATGACGCGTTTGGTCCCCGGTCCGTTCGGCTGCGTAGTTCTGAGAGAGCCTCGCTTCGCGCGATCCTGAAGCACCCGAAACGGGATGCCCGACCACTCGGCGAGCTGCCGAATGGAGATTTCCGCCGGGAGCCGGTGTGCGTTGTTGCCCGTCGCCCCGCTCATCGCTTCGACCTCTCCCTCTCGCGCTCCTCACCCATGGCGCGCTTCATCGTCCGGTACGCGTTCGACGCCGCAATCAGAAGCTTCTCCGCCTCGTCCTTCACGCGTCGCACGAAGTCCTCGCGCTCGAGCCGCGCCCTCGCCTTGTGGAGCTCCCACTCCGGGCGCGTCATGGTCTGCGGTCGGTCCTGCGGCGCATGCAGCCGGCGCGCGACGTACACGCTCGGCAGGCACTTCTTCGCGCGCGCTCCCGCGACGACGGTGGCCGTGAGCGTGACGAGCGGGCCCCAGTCGACGAGGCTCTTGCGCGGCGTCGAGATGCCGTCCTCGCACCGGACCTCGGTGTCGCGAAACTCCGCGAACCGCTGGCCCGGCATCGGCGGGCCGTAGAAACGAAAGAGCACGCTGACGTCGAAGCTGCCGCGCCGGGTGGCGCACATGCGGCGCAGCGTCCGGTAGCAGGCCGTCGTCTGCCCCGCGCGGTAGGCGTTGCGCGTCGACGTCGAGAGCGCCCAGCGC